TTCTATACTTACATTATCAAGTATTGGTATGGGAATTTGCTTGCAATAAGTCAAACTGACTTCTCCTATATTTTAAGTCTGATAAGAAAGGTACAGCACTTTTTTCAAATAGTTGAGGAGGCTTACCGTCTACACATATAGCTATAACAATATCTTTTATACCAGTACCGTACATTTCATTATGTGCTACAGCATAGGCACATCCTTGTAAATAGTAATCTTTAATCTGTTTAGACTGTTTTGGTTTTTTAGAAGTTTTAAAATCAATAATAGTAGGTTTACCTTTCCAGATACCTACCATATCAGTACGCCCAGCATAGCTGAGTTTATTACTCCAAAGTACTTGTTCTTGTCCCCAGATCTCTTCTACTCCCGAAGTGACAGTAGTAATTAAATCATTACTCATTTGTCTAACATCTGAAGGAGCAGTCCTTAATGTATCAGATATATCTTCTCCGTTAAAGTGTCTTTCAGCTATATCATGAATCCACGTACCTCTATCCGTAGCTTCTTTAGATACTCTAGCGGCTTCTTCTTCTCCTACACGATCTTTCCAAGCTTGTAGCCATGCTTGATTAGCTGTTTTACCTAGAATAGTAGTAATAGACGGATAGGAACCGTCAGGAGTATGATAAGTTCTACCCGTAGGCAGAGTATCAGTATCTACTTCAGTTAGGTAGTTGAATTTCTTTGAGGTCGTCCACGGTGTTGACAATAGGTTTTCCTTTAGCATTTAAGCTTGTATTAAGTAATATTGGGTAGCCTAGTTCTCTAGTAAGTTCTAATACCCTACTCAAGTAAGCATTTTTAGTAAAGTTTGTTATTTGTAATCTAGCACTATTATCAATTGTAGTAAAATGATTATTCTTGGATTTAGCTATATGAAGCATATCATAAGAAGGTTTTACTACATCAAAGTACGTATTTACGTCTTTTTCTAAACAAACAGGAGCGTAAGGCCTCCAATTATCAGTAGTTCTATTTTTAATAGCATCTAATTTAGGTATATTCTCTTTAAAAGGTATTGTTAAAAAACTTCTATTTCCTAATGAACGTGGACCAAATTCTGCCCTACCATTAATTATAGGAATAATTTCACCTTTTAGCAACCTCGAAGCACATTCGTCTGTACTAATTTCATTACTAGACGTAATTCCTAGGTAAGCATTTTCCCAAAGAGGTCTGTCAAGCAATGCTGCAGCTCCTAAAGCACAACCAGCATCTCCGGCAGCTGGTTGTATAGCTATATCTGTAAAATAACTATCTGTTAATAACTTAGTATTAGCTACACAATTTAAAGCTACTCCTCCAGCATATGCTAATTTTGGTAGTTTTGTTTCCACAAATAACCAATTAGCTAAGTTAGTTAAACACTCTTCTAAAACATTTTGTACACTAGCTGCAATATCCCAATCTAGTACCCCAGATCCTATACCTCTAGAGAGATCAGGTAAAAGAGTATAATCACCCATCTCAGTAGGCAGTATACGTTCTTTTATAAAGTTAGACCACTTAGGAGTTCCATGAGCAGCAGCAGCCATAACTTGAGATTCATCGGATAAAGGAGTTAGTCCTAAGAATTTAGTTGCAGTGGAATAAAAAAGACCTAGAGAATTAGGATATCTAAATCGTTTTAGCCACGTTACTTTACCGTTTTCATAAACTCCTAAAGAAGTTGAAAACTTATTACCAACAGTATCTACAACCATTACAGCACAAGTCTCCCATTGTGTAGTAAGTATAGAACTCATAGCGTGTGCTTCATGATGATCTACTAATACAGGAGTAGCTCTAGTATGTTTTTTTATATCAGATTTAAACTGTTTATATGTAGATTCTTCATAAAAAACTGCGTGATCAAAGTCTTCTTGAGCTTCGCGTAACCACCCAATAGTATTAGTAGGAAAACTATTATCATATTTTTTACGAGTAAAACGCTCTTCATGTGCAGCTCCTACTATTTTACTGTCTTTTATGTATGCCGCAGCGCTATCGTGATGATAGCAGCTTACTCCTAGTGTTTTCATCAAAGTACCTATTAAATGCTATTTTTAATTGTTTTTTAGTTTTAGTGCTATAGTCAGGACTCTCTATGAAGTCCACTAAAGCCCATCTATTTTTAGTTACCAAAGGTTTAATTCTATGAACCATAAAACAAGGAAACATTATAGACTTACCAGGTTTAGGATAGATTCTTACTAGAATGTTGTCTGGTTCGGGAGCTGAGAAGTCTGTCTGCTCTACTCTAGTACCTTCAGGATTCCAAGAACCTATCTCAAGGGGCTGTCCTTCTGTAAGATAAATAATATGTGTCCAAAACCTTTTAGAACGTGCAGTAGTTAATTTCTTATCAGCATAATCTAAATTATCAAAGTGCCACTCATAGCCCTCTCCAGGTTTAATTAATATAGCTTTTTTACCTCCAATATCTGAGTACCACTGATGCCCAAAATATTGAATATTAGTTTCTGCATGTTTTACTATTTTAGCTGCTGACTTAGCTATTATAGCATTAAAACCTACTTCTATAAGGTCTACCCATTTAGGGTCAATGTAATCTTCCATCTTTCATATACCTCCGCTGCTAATAAAGGGGCAAACACATTGTGGCCTGCCTGACTCATATGACCTCTACCATCAGGAAATCTCTTAGTTAAATCACGTAAATAATAACGCCAAACACAAGGACTATCTTCAATAAAAGGATGATCTATAATATTAGGTCTATATATAGGAATCATTAGTAAATTACTAGCATTAGCCTCTCCAAGTACTGCTTTTAAAAACAAAGCATTAGTGCGTTGATACCACTCCATTTTAGTAAATTTTTTAAACCAAATATCTCTAGTAAGGTCGCCCCACACGTCACCTTCTCCCCAATGGTAAGGTAGTATATAATCACCATTTCCTTTAGGATCGGCACGGTGATGGTGTCCAATCAACCAAATAACCTTAAATCTATTGACAAGATCATTAGATAGTATATAATCAGCTTGTGCATCTAAAGTAATGCCCATATGTTCTTCGCGGTTTTTTAACCCTAACATATCAAAGGCAGGTCTAGGTGCTTCCATTGAGGGAATAGACCATGAATTACCTACTACAAATATATCTTTATTAATGCTCATTGTTTCCTGTGGCGATAGCTATACACAAGGCGAAGGGCTTGAAAAACAAGAACAAGCTTATCCTTATAGAGTAGCTACTCAGTTAAATGCTAAAATTACTAATCTAGCTCAAAGTGGAGCTTCTGAATACCTTATTACATCACAAGTAGAACAAGCTGTCAAGCTTAAACCTGATTTAATAGTCATTGGGCATACCAGCGAATATAGATGGCAGACTTGGGATTTTAGAAATGATCAGTGGCAAGGATTTTTAGTAGCTAATCATGTAATGCAAAATGAAAAGTACTATAGAAACTGGATACTGTCAGAGCAAATACTATCTAATAAGCGTAAAAATACTAAAGAGCATCGAGCTTCGTGGCACGCAGCAGGTATGTTATATTTTTCAGACGAAGAGCTTGTTACGCGTTTGTGGAGCGGCGCAGTATCTAAACAAATTATATTGTGTACTAGAGCTGGTATACCTGTTGTACACCATTGTTGTTTTCCTCATTTACAGTCAGAGTTAGTACAGCTAACAGATGATTATATAGATTTTAATTTAGATATTGAGAAAATAAAAGACCCCGCACCAGATCGCTCTCATGCAGGGTTTATGAGTCATTTAAAATTAGCTAAATTTATCGTGAACAGAACAAAGCAAATTCTTTAATCTCTTCCCACTTAGCTTCTTCCTCGTCAAGATTTTGTTTACGAACTAGGTTAGCAACTTTAGTAATGGTAGTTACTGGGATATCATACTGTTCTTTAATATCTTTTTTGAGCTCGGTAATAGCTTCACGAATTGCCTCTGCTTGAATCATCAAGTCTACAATACGACTGATTTCTCCACGAATTTCTTTTTTTAGTACATCTTCCATTGTTTTTTCCTATGTTACTACGGTGAATGATTGTCTTACTTTTTCTGGTTTTCTTCTAATTAATTTTTGATCAGATAGAGAATCTAATATCTCTCTAAATATGCTCATACTAATTTTTGTGGTATCCTCATTAGATTCTGTGTAGCGAACTAAGATCTTTTGGTGAAGAATATTTAGAGCTGCTACCATATTGGCAGACCCTATTATTCTCTCACCCTTAAAGTCACCTTCTAATCTAGGTTTTACTAATTCCCATGCAGAGTTTTCCCATACATGGTGATTTTCGTCATCAAATACCTCAATAGGCATACCTTTGAGAACTTTCCAGACTATGTTTTCTAAGTCTGAAGTATTATATGGTTTCATAAGCTGCTCCGCTGCGACACTACGTGTCTTAATCTGGTAACCA